TTTAGACATAACTTCCCCAAGGGTGGTAAGCACGGGGTTGCCTATGCTTTCCTACCCGACCCATATCTTAGAGATACCAGTCCTACACGGAGTTAATGTTCAATCGAGCTAGAGTCTTGTCCCACCGATGTCCTCTAGTCTTGTGCTGTACCCATTTAAGTCAGCGAGGCTTGCAGTCGGGTGCGTGACTAGCCTATGTTCCGTTCCACGCCACCCATCTAGGTGCTTGTTATCGTATGGAGTACGGGAGCAATAAAAAAACCGCTTTAGTCTGCACCCCGTTGGAAACGCAGCCTTTGTAGGGCTGAACCCCTTACGGGGCGGGACACAGAATAAAGCGGTCTTTTCTCATCGGGTTTCCAATTCCGACAATATGACTTAATTATCTACTACTTTTTAAAACTTTACAAGTTCCCCCAAATCATTTGCCATTTTGTCGGGAATTTTTCTTTACGGCTAAATTTGCCGCCAGTGAGCATTTCAAGCTGAGTAGCCAATAGAATCAACCTATCCTCTGGGATACCGTTCTTACGCCATTGACAGACAGCCGCAGGGCTAACGCCACACAATCGGGACACTTTGCTAGTGCCGCCTAAAATTTTAATGATTTCGCTATTTTCCATGTAGCAATCTTAACATAAAGATTTAGCCAATTTAAACATTAGGGAAAACACCTACAAAATAAATTGCAATGTCGCTTGACTTGTCTTTTAAGATGGCTTAATATTTGTTTATGGCAATACCGCCATGTGATGAAAAGGAAGAAAACCATGAACAAACATTTAATCAAAGCATTGTTAAAAGACGGTGCTTACCTCAATATTTCTGAAAACCGTTTTTACCATCCGTCCATTCCTAATGGATACCGAATAATGAAAAAAGACAACATTTTTTTTCTTGGCGCAAAACGCATCTTGCGTAGTCAATTGAAATATTGTCCCGAAACACAAATCTTTAAAATCAATTAACCAATGGGGCGCAAGCCCCACCCCATGTGATGAAAAGGAAGAAAACTATGAAATACAAATTAAATGTAAAAAATGATGTAGACCAAACCGAAGATGGTTATATGTTGTATTTGCCTTATGGCTATCGGTTTGATGATGAGATAGTTCATTGTAGAGGATACGACACTATGAAAGAAATGCGTGAGTCAATCAAATGGGAAGTGATTGCTTGCGATTGCGAAGAATGTGCAGAACATAAATAATTAACCAACGGGGCGCAAGCCCCTTTTCTATCGAGAACACAATGGACGAACAAAAGCAATTTCAAGACGAATACGAGCAACGCCTACAGGAAGCGTTAGACAAGGTAGAACAAGGTTACATTACCGAGGACTATATGGCGATTATCCGACACGCTTGCAATATGCCTAAAACCCCAGCTACACCCTTACTTTCAACCGTCTTTAATTTTGACGAAATTTTTAATAATTTTTTCCCAAGGATAAAAAAATGATTGTTACCGGATCAAACACAGAACGCCGCCAGTTTCAAATTGCCCCCGCTGGCACACATCTAGCCCGTCTATACCGCATCATTGATTTGGGTACGCAGATGCGTGAGTACGAGGGCAAAGTCACAATGAACCGCAAAGGAAAATTCTTTTTTGAATTGCACGGTGAGGACGGAGAGGGCAAGCCATTGTTGACCTCGGACGGTAAGCCGCTTATCCAATCCCGTGAGTACACAATTAGCCTTAACGAAAAAGCAAACTTACGCCGTGACCTTGAGGCTTGGCGTGGCAAGTCGTTTACCGAGCAAGAATTAAAAGGGTTTCAACTTAAAACTTTGCTTGGACATTTTTGCATGGTCACCATTAGCCACCGTCAAAAGGGCGATTTGACCTATGCGGATTTAAAAGGTATTTCATCCGTCCCCGCTATTTACAAAAAAGCGGGTTTGCCTAGTGGCGTAAATAGCACAATGCTTTTTGACCTAAATGCTTTTGATGCCGCAATGTTTGAGTCGTTGTCGGAGAACATCAAGGAAGTAATTAAAAAGTCACCCGAGTATCGTGCGCTAGAGCAACCAACCACCTCGTCTCAATACGCCGCCGCTACGGGTGGCTCTATGGTTGACCTAGACGATGAGCCACCGTTCTGATGAACCTTACCGAGCAAGCGATACTGGCTGCTTGGCGGCTTCAGCAAATCCAAGAGGGCGATACGGTTAACGCCGAACAAGCTCAATGGATTTGTGAAGCCATCGAGATGTTAAAACTTTTAGCGAAAAAAAGATGATTGTAAAAAACTATGAAAGTGAATCAGGGCATTGGTACACCCAGCTTGGCGAACCCGCTTACCGAATCATTGGCAAAAATGGTGTAGAGCGGAACACTAATGTAAAAGACGCACGGGAGCTAAACCTAGTCCCTAGCGTAACGACAATTATTGGGCAATTATCCCGACCGGGCTTGGAGCGGTGGAAAAACGAACAATTACTTTTAGCCGCCCTTACGCTACCCCGTGAGGATGCCGAACCCGAGGACGCATGGCTAGAACGGGTAATGTCGGATAGCCGCTCTACGGGTCGTGCCGCCGCTGACCGTGGCACACAAATGCACGGCGTATTGGAAAACTTTTATAGACGCAAAGAGGTCGGCATTTACCCAAGCTATGTCATTGAGGTCGATAAAGCCATTGCCGAGCACTTTGGGGCGCAACAATGGGCGGCTGAAGCGTCTTTTGCACATCCGTTAGGGTACGGTGGCAAGATTGATTTAAACGGCTCTGGGGTCGTTATAGACTTTAAGAGTAAAGAGGGTAGCTTAGACAAAATCAAGCCGTTTCACGAGCAGCTTATGCAGCTTTCAGCCTACCGCATGGGCTTAGGTATGCGGGAAGCTCGGTGCGCTAATGTGTTTTTTAATGAGCAAGGTGATGTAAAGCTCATAGAGCATAAGCCAGATGACTTAATCGATGCTTGGGGATGCTTTCTTCATCTCTTGAGCTTTTACAAAATAAAGAATAATCTATAGTCGTAGCCGAAAGCCGTGTCCTACTCCTTGGTTCGGTGTGTAGGCTACACCCCAACAAAAAAACAACACTTAGGGTTTGTCCCTATAAAAAAGATGTAAAAAGAGCTTGCTTGTGCTTTTAAGGTGGCTTAATATTTGTACATGGCAACAACGCCATGCGATGAAAAGGATAAACAAAATGACACAAATTGAACAAGCTGTAAAACTAATTAAAGAAATGTTCCCAGAGTTGCCAAATAAATCTGTTGACCTGTTAGCACGAATGATTGACCTACAACTTAAAAAATTAAACAAATAACCAACGGGGCGAAAGCCCCTTTTTAGGATAAACAAGATGAACAAACAAAATTGCAACAAAGCTAACAACTTTCAGCGTAACTGGAAAGTGCAAGTGTTTTGCAACAACGAATGGGTTGATTACACAAAACCATGTGGCTCTAAAGTTGTTGTTAATTTAGCGGTTGCTGCAATGGCAATTTATGATGCAGACAAAGTTTGTATTAAAAAAATTAACTAACGGGGCGCAAGCCCCATTTCTTAGGATGAACCAAATGCATAAGTTAATTAAACAGTTTGTAGTTTACCCATCAGAAGCAACACGCTTAAGGTTGCAAAACTATATAAACAAGCACCCAATCTGGGCTTTTAGGGCATCACTAAACACTCAGGAATTTCTTAAAATTAACGGTTTTATGTAATACAAGTGCAAAAACTAAACCAACGGGGCGCAAGCCTCATTTCTTAGGATGAACAAGATGAAAATTAAACTTACAAACTCATTCCACAAAACCGCCGTGTTAATTACCTTGCGTAGCCCTTTCATGTCGGAGGGTCAGCGTCAAAAGTCTTGGAAACAACTTTGCGGCAAACTTGAGTGTCAATGTTCACCAGTTACAGGTATGCACGGTAACCAACCAATCGGTACTTATGTGCTTAGTCAGGAATACGATGCTTTGGGTCGTTTAACGCCACGATTTTTAACAAAAGGTTGAACAAAATGGATGATGACGAACGCTTTAACTTAAACACCAATACCGTTGACGATGTGATGGATGTTATCCAGTTTTGCGGCATTGACAAGGATGGGATGCACTGGATGGATTGGTACAAAAGAATTC